TTCTGGATTGTCAGAAACGCGCCGCCGGCCGTATTGGTCAGGCCGTCGTTGGCGTCGCTGCCGTCGGTGCGGACGTAGTAGGTGCGGTTGGCGGTGAGTTTTTCGCGAACATTGGTGAATGTCGCCGGCTCGGTATTGGCCTTTATCCACGTCCAGATCGCGGAGAACGTCTGTTTCTTGCCGACGCCGCCCTGCACGACCTCGACGAGATCGGTATCGGCGGCCACGCCAGCGGCAGTCAGCGATGTGATGGTTTTACCCATGACCGTCAGACCTCATCGACGATGCGCAACACCTGCGCCTCGCCGTCCGTTGCGCGTTGCTCGCCGGTTCCGTCCACCTCGCGCACGTCGCCTGCCGACGTGGCGATGTCGATGTAGATTTTCGGATCGTAAGGATGATCTTCCTCGGGCATGACCTAAACCTCGTATTCGATGATGACAAAACCGGCGCCGCCGGCGCGGACGGTCGGCGACCCCAGATAACTGCCGGCGCTGCCGCAGCCGAGGCTCGGCGCGAGGCCGGCGCTGTCGCCGCCCTTGATCGCCAGCCCGGCCGAAAACGGCCCGAGCGCCGATGCCGGCGCGACGGTCGCCCAGAAGTCGGTCGCTGTCGTGGTGTTGTTCGCCTGCTGCGCGTGCTGCGTCAGCAGCCCGATCGTACCGCCGGCCGAATATTGGCCGCCGTCCGACATCGCCGGGCTGTTCTGTCCGGTCACATTCACGTCGCCGCCGGTCGCAGTACCGCCGGTCGCGGCGGCCGATCCGGTCGCGCCGCGGAAGCCGCCGCCGCCGCCGTTGGCCGTCATGGAAACGCCGGTCCCCGTCACGCTCGACGCATTGCCGGAGTTGCCATTCGAGTTGGCTGCGGGAGCTGCGCCACCGGCGCCGACAACGATGGTCAGAGTGATGCCGGAAGCCAGGTAGACCAACTTCATGCAAAGGCCGGCGGCGCCGCCGCCGGATTCCTCGAAATTCACCGATGTCGTGTAGGCGCCTGATCCGCCGCCGCCGACGCACCGGATGCGATACCAGCCGGTCTTGGGCGTGACGAACGAGCCGTTGGCGAGGTGCACCGATAGCTTCGACAGCACCGCAGCCGTCACCACAGTCGTATCCGGCTTGGCCGTGCCGTCGAAGCGGAAATAACCGGCCGTTGCGTCATAGATCAGCGGCTGCGCCCGGCCGGCCACCAGCGCGCCAGCGGCCAACGCCACGCCGGAGCCGTCGCGCACCGAGATCGCGCCAACCGACGCGATGTTCAGCGTCACGGCGGCAGTGTTGGTCGCCACCGGTATCAGCGTGCACTTGAAGCCGTCCGGATAGGACGCGAACCCGGTTGGGTGCAGCAACGTCGCCGTAATCGTGTTGGTTCCGGCTACCGATAGTAGTCGCCCACCCGAAAGGCTGAACGCCGCGTTGAGCGAGCCGTCAACGTCGGCGGACCATGTCGCCCCGTCGAGGCCGGTAGCGGATACGTTTCTTTTCACCGCCATCAGGCCCACCCGTATTTTTGCGACAGATAGGCCCAGATTTCCGGGGCCTCGTCGGCCAGCGAAATCGTCATGCCGAACTCCTCGCCGGCCACCGCGTTCAGCACCACGCAGCGGCGCACGGGGCTGCGTTGCGAACCGATGGCGACCGGCGCGCCGACGACATCGGTGGTTGACAATGGCGCGGCCATCGTGACCTGCCGGCCGTTAAACGCGACAATCTCGCGCGTCTCGTTGCCGGTCGCGGTCAGCACCGTGATTTCCGAATATTCGCCGGACAGCAGCACGTCGTCGCCGACCGGATCGGCGTTGGCCGAAACCAGGGCATCGCCGGCGCGCGCCTGAATTTCCTGATCGATGACGATGGTCGAGGCGTCGATGACGCCGGTCACGCGCGCGCCGTGCTGCGCGTCGTCGATCAGGTCGGTCACCAGCCCGACAATGTCGCCAGGCGAAAACAGGATGCCCTCGAGATCGGTCTCGACCGTGTAGCGCCGCGACTGGTGGAATGCGGTCAGCATGGCGTATTCCGCCAGCGCCCGCGCCTGCGTTGAGCTTTTGACCGCGCCGAATTCGGCTGGCAGCCACGCCCCGAGCGGGGCCGGAACCGGCGACGGCACGTAAATCTCGTTCTCGCGGTAGCCATCGTCCTCGTCGACGAACTTGACCCGCATGCCGACCGGCAGGTCGGAATCCTCCCACGACGCCGAAACGCGGCGGCAATTGCGCGGCGAAAAATCGAACTTGCGCGGCGTCGCCGAAGTATTCTTAAGCCAGTGTACGCCGTAGCGGTCCTGCGCCAGATAGAGTTGGCCGAAGCCGGCGCGCAGGATCGTCGCCATCGCCTCGCCGACCGGCTCGCCGGCGGCGATGCCATCGGCATTCCAGCCATGCGCCGCGCAATCGGCGCGGAAGGCCGCGAAGCTGGCGTCGTCGATAACGGCGGCCGCAACACCGCGCCGCGCCAGCAATTGCGCCAGGATATTGCGCGCGATCGACGCCGGGTTGCGGCTTTCCCACGTCCACGTTGCCCAGGCCGCGCCGTTCCAGTCGTTCAACCCGCCTTCCGCCAGGCAATCGACGGCGCGCAGGTTCTGCCCGACCGATTGCAGCGCCAGCAGCGCCGCGGTCGGGTCGAGCACCGGATTGCCATCCACGATGGCGGAGGCGTTGCCGAGCCCGATCTCGGCCGCGTAGTTCGATTGTTCGACGCCGAATTGCCAGGTCGCCGTTGGCGCGGTGCGCGACCCCTCGAACAACCGCGGCACGGTGCCTGATACCGTGTAATTGCCGTCCAGCGCCGTCTTGTCGAGCGCGCCGCCGCGCCGGATGCGCCATTCGTATTCGACTTTGGCGAACGTCGCCTCGGCGAAAATGATGCGCAATCCGTGCCGACGACCGACAATATTGGCCGCGGCCTGCAGGCCGGTTCCGCCGACAAAATGGCTGTGCGCCTGCCACTGGTCGCCGGTCGCGCCGGACGAACCTTCATAGGTCGCGGCCGGTACGCGCTGGAAGAATTCGTAGCGGATCGCCGCCACGTCGTCGACCGCGCCGAATTCGTTGTCCCAGCGCACCCGGATTTCCTTCGCCAGCGTGCGGCTATCCTTGCCGGTAACATGAATCTCCGGCAGCGAATTCCATGGTTCCGTCCCCTTCTGGCGGAACTGGATTTGCAGCGGCACACGGATTTCCGTGGTCGCCGTCGTCGCGTGCAGAAAACCGCGCAGCAGGAAGCGGATGGCGATCTCGGTCATGCCCTCCGGCGCCGGCGTCGAGAAATGCAGCCATCGCGGTTCGGAATTGGCCGGCGTCGTCTGATCCTCCAGCGTCACGCCGGACACCGAGAACCCGGACAGCGTGTCGCCGATCGCCACGTTGGCGGCGTAGTCCGCGACCAGCGTTTGCGCAGGCGAACCGTCGACGCCATCGACGGTCTGCATCGTGATCGCGGCGTTTCCGGTAACCGGCGCGCCGTCGATGCGGACATCGGTGATGCGCGTCGACCCGTCGAAGCCGAGCAGTCGTTTGACCGACGGCACGCCTGCGGTCAGGTATTCGCGCGGCTGCATCAGGTCCGCCGGATTGGCGCGCGTCCTGCCGTAAATTCGCGGCAGAAAGGTCTCGCGGCCAAGCAAATTGGCGTCGGCCGCAGCGTCCTTGTAATTGTCCTTTTCGCCCTGCGCCGCCGCGGCCGCGCCCTGCCCGTCCTGCTGCACGAGCCGGCCGATCAGAAACGACGCGCCGAGCTGGATGCCGGCCGTCAGCAGCGTCGTCGCCAGCGCAGAACCGCCAAACAGCGCCGCCGATACGCCGCCGGCCAGCGCCGGCGCAAACACCGCGATGGCCAGCGTCGCCACCAGCGCCAGCGTCTGGTTGCGATTGCCGCCGTGCAGCCGCACCGCGACGCGCACCGTGTCGTTCAGCTTCGGCCGCACGAAGCGCCAGCGCTCGCGCGGGATTTCCTCCCATTCGAGCGCCGGATCGGCGGAGCGGACCAGCACGACGAGGCCAACCGCCTGCGGGAAATGCAGGTCGATCATTTCGGCGACCGTCATGCCGAACGGCGCCAGCAACGTCGTCACGCCGCCGGTCAGCGGCACGAAGCGCTGAAACCGGATCGGGGCCATGATCGCGCTATTCGCCGTCATGCCGCCAATACCCGGTTATGCGGCCGGAGATGTGCCGGTCGGCTAGCCTTTCGCGGATCACGCCGCGCGCGGCGGAGCAGGCGTGCAGCAGATCGCCGCCGAGCGCGATGCCGCAATGCCCGTGCTCGAATACCTTGCGCCCTTCGGCGGCGCGCAGCACAACCACGTCGCCGTCCCGCGGCTCAACCACCTCTCGCCAACCGTCTTGCGCCGCGAACGCCGCGGCGAAACCGCCTGGCGCCGAACGCTCGCCGCCGCGATAGGCCGCCAGATCGACGCCGCGCATCCTGTAGAAAACCTCGACCAGTCCCCAGCAGTCGACGCCGCGCATCGACGCGCCGCCCGCCACGTAGGGCGCGGCCATCAGGCGGGCCGCGACATTCTCCATCACCGACCCTCCGTCGTCCGCCATCCGTCCCCCGTCTTCCGTCACCGCGTCATCCACACGGCGGGATAGAGATGCCGGCTGGTGCGCTGGAATGGCAGCGGCTCGGCATGGCTGGCCCGCGCCTTCAATTCGAGATCGACCAGCATTCCGTCGGCCGACCAGCGGCCGACCTTCAGCAGGTCGTTGGTGTCGATGACCGCCGCGTCCGGCGCGGCGGCGTCGATGACAATCAGCCGCACCCGGATCGGGTGGCGCGCCAGCATCAGCCGACGGCCGGCGGCCCGCGTCACGTTAGACGCCTGCAGACCCGCGCGCGGTTCCTCGTCCGATGCGCCCGGCAACCGGATTTCGAAGGAGCTCTTGTAAAATACGTTGCCGTTGTGCATGACATCGGCGTTGTTGCGGGCCACTCGCAGGATCTCCGAACCGGAATGTTCCTCCTGCAGTTCGACCAGCATCAGCCAGGCGTCGGCGACCGGATCGCGGCCGGCGGCGAACAGCTGCGCGGCAGTAGGCATCGTTCAGATTTCCTGCAAATCGAAAGTCGCCTGCCAGCGCTCGCCGCCGGAGACGCCCTGTCGCTGCAATCGCAGGTTCGACATGCGCGCTTCCACCGTTTGCGGCGAACCATCCGGCTTGGCGCGGGGCAGCGGCGCGTTGAACGCCAGCGCGCCGCGTTGCGTCGCCGTCAAATAGAATTCTTCCAGTTGATCGACCTGCTGCCGCGTCAGTTGCGGCACCGTTGCTTGCCAGTTGCGCAGGGCCCTGGTGAAGCGGGCCCGGGCGCGCGGCGCGCCGGCTTCCGCCTCGTCCTGCGCCTTGAAATCGCGCCACTCGTAGGCGGCCGGCAGCGCCGGACAGGGCAGGTCGTCCGGCCAGTGCAGCGATGCCATGCAGTCCTACCTTGCCAGAGCCGGGCGCCGCAGCCCAAATTCCGAACCGACGCGCTTGACGATATTGCGGATCACGGTCTCGCCGTTCGGCCCGCGCGAGCGCTGCGTTTCGACCTCGTGCCCGGCCGGCGCGTGATTGTGCACGATCACTTGCCCGGCAATGTCGTTCGAACCGCGCAGATCGACCGGGATGCGCCGCCCGTCGGGCAACGGCACGGCGGCTTCGGGTCCAGCCTCGCCGAAAATGGCGGGGCGGTTGCTGACACCGCCGCCAGCGAACAGTCCACCCGTTCCGGATGCGATCTGCGTGTTGATGCCAGGCGACAGGTTTTGCGGCAGGATCGAGCCCGGGCCGAACAGGCCGGCGAGCGGTCCCTGCCCGAGCAGCAGCGCCTTGGCCGCCGCGATCGCCAATTGCACCGCCATTTCGCGGATGGCGTCCGATGCCTTTTGCGTGCCCCCGGCGATGGCCAGCGCGGCCTGTTCGAAGGTCGATCCGAGAAATTCCGTGCCCTCGGCAATCTTTTGCTGGCGCTGTTCGATCTGCTCGAACGCCGCGTCGATCTTTTTCAGCGCCGCTTCCTCGGCCGCGATCGACGTCACCAGGCCGGCGATGGCCTTGCCCTGGGCGCTGTTAGCATCGACGCCGGCCCGCGACAATTCGTTGGCGATGCGCTTTTGCACATTGGTCTGGCCGAGCGCCGCGTGTTCGCGCTCCAGCGCCGCGATCAGTTCGCGGACTTTCTCCGCCTCGCGCGCGGCGGCTTCCGCCGACCGCTTGCGCGCCTCGTCGTCCTTGACGTTCGGGACGACGGTTGGCGCCCGCCCCGCGGCGGCGCGGGATTGCCCAAACTGGCGCACCGCATCGGCATTCGCCTGATCGATCTCGACTTGCGGCCGCCCAAGATCGAGAACGACCGCGCCGCGCTTCAGCCCGTCGAGAAAATTCTTGAATATGTTGCCGCCCGTGGCGGTTACGTTAACGACAAATCCCTTCCACGCGGTCGCCATGCGCGCCATGATGGCGGCGAACTCGTCGTCGAGTTTCTTGGCAGCCTTGACCGTATCCTCGCCGAGCACGACGCCGAGTTCGCGCGCCTTGGCCGTCATGTCGCCAAGGCCTGCGGCCCCGTCGCGCACCGTACCGATCAGCGCCTCGCCGGAACCGCCGAACGCAAGTTGCGCCAGTCGCAGTCTCTCCTGCTCGGTCGCGGCGTTTTGCACCAGATTGGCGTAGTCGCGCAGCAGCTCGGCGACCGGTCGCAGTTTCCCTTCGGAATCGCGCAGCGCCACATTGTTTGCCACCAGCACGGCGGCAAAATCCTTGGCCTTGCCCGACGCCGCGTCGGCCGTGTTGCGCGCGAATTCTGCGAGTCCCACGTCGAGCGCCTGGGCGCTGGCGCCCGATTGCTCGGCGGCGAAGCGCAGTTCCTGCAGCGCGTCGGTGGTGACGCCGATCCGTTCGGCGACATCGCCGATCTGCGCCACCGATTCGACGGCGCGTCGTACCCCTTCGATCGACACCGAGGCTGCGCCGAGCGCCACAAACGAGCGCAGCAGTCCGCCCAATTGCGGATTGAGCGCCGCCATGCGGCTGGCGTTCTGCTTGCCGCGCTTCTCGATCTTGTCGAACGTGCCGTCGGCAAGTTTTTGCGCCTTGGCGAACGCCTTGTCGTATTTGTCGGTTCGCGCCTCGAGCACGGCGATCAGACGTTCGATTTCCGTCGCCAACTTACCACCTCGCGCCCGTCACCGCCGCCTCGAATTCCTGCCTGCTCGGCGGCCTGGCCTGCGCCGTGCCGTGCATGGCGTTCCATGCGCCGACCGTCGCCGACCACTCGCCGATGCTCATGTCCCGCCAGTCGACGCCGATGGCGGCGGCGCCGGCCCGGAGGCGGGCGAAATCGAGACGAGCTCCCCCGCGCCGGGTTCGCCCGCGCCTCCCCCGTCTTTGGCCCTATCCTTGGTATTTACGTCGTTGGCCGGGTCGCCCTCGACCCGCGCCATGCCGGCGAGCAGGATGGCGAGCGCCATGCCGGCGCTTTCGGGCAACGGCCGTTCGTCGAGATAGCGCCGCACCATGCGCAGCGCCCCGGCCGGGTCCATGCCGGCGCCGATCAGGCCGAGGCGGATCGTCTCGCGGTATTCGGCGAGCGTCGCCTCGCCGTCGCGCAGGCGGCGCAGGATGGCGAACGCGCCGCGGTTGGCCTTGGCCTCGAGTTCCTCGATTTCTGGAAGCCCGAGGCGAAAGGTCTGCGTGCCGTCGCCCCAGTCGGCGACCAGCGTTCCGTGTTTCGCGGCCATCAGGCGTTGTCGGTCCAGGCCACCGCGCCATCCGATTTCAGCGTCACCGAAACCGTGGCGACATCCTTGTTGGAATCGCCGCTCACTTCCATGGCGGTCAGGTGAAACGCACCGGCCCAGTAGCCGCCGCCGGAAGCGCCGACCACGTTGACGTTGAAGCGGATGTTCTTCGACGCCGCCTGCTTGAACCAGTTGAACCACGTCTCGACCGATGGCGTGTGCAGCATGCCGGCGCCGGATATCGTCACCGACATGCCGTCTTTGGTCACCACCTTCCATGCCGGATCGTCCGGGTTGTCGCAATCCGGCATGATCGCCTCGGAGGTCTCCGATTCGAACTGGATGCCGCGGGAGGTGTTGATCAGGCAGTCGTGGGCGAACGTTTCGGTCGGCGTCGCGCCGTCGCCGATCTGGACGAGCAGCTTGGAGCCGGTCACTTTCGCAACGGCGGTCATGGGAGGTTTCTCCTTTGGTTAGAGCGGGCTGACGATCGCCCGGAAGATCAGCACTGCCCGTTCGGTCAGGCCGTCGGCGTCGCGCGTCACGCGCGTCGTTTCGTGAAACAGGCCGACCAGCGTATGGTCGGCGAGTTCGGTTATGCCGAGCACGGCGTCGCGCGCCTTGGCCGCCTCGGCCTTGATTTCGAGTTTCGAGCCGATGTCGGAGCGCGAGAACAGGTTCACGTCGGCAAACACGGTCCAGCCGTCGCTGCACGAATCCTGTTCGTCGGTCACCGTCTCGTCGCCGATCGCGGCGTAGGGAAACGGCGCGGTTTCCGGCACGCGGTCGTAAATGCGCCTGCCGCAGACATTGGCCGCGGCGAGCGCGGCGTACATCGCCTTCTGCAGTTCGCCGGCGATCATTTCCCTGTCGCCTCCGCCTTCGCCGCCTTGGTCGTCGCCTGCGATATGCGGCCCTTGATGTGCGGCTTCAGCAGCCGGTAGGCCGGAAAGAAGAACGGCGACGGCTTCGCGCCGGGATGAAACGGGCCGTTGGCCTCGCGCGCGCGGCGATTGGCCTTGCCGTCCTTCACCCGCGCGCCCTTGGCGAGCGTATGCGGCTTGGTGCCGAATTCGACAAACGCGGCATAGAACGCCTTGGCGTCGCCTGCATGCACCGTCACCGTCAGGTCCGGATCGCCGATGCCGCCGGTCGCGGCGAGGCCGCGCACGTTGGAATTCTCCGGCCTGTAGGCGCCGAAGGTGAAGCCGATCGAATTGCGCAGATCGCCGGATCGCACCGGCGCGAACGCCTTGGCAGTCGCCGCCATTTCCGCCGCGCCGGATGCGAGCGCCTTGCGGATTTCGGCGCGGGCGCGGACCGGGATGCGCTTCAATTTCTCGACCAGCGCCTTGCGCCGCTCGATTTTCACGCTCATTTTGCACCCATTCAGGCCGCGACCCCGCTTTCGCACAGCACGTCGATCCACTGCCGGTCGGGCAACGGTTCGACCGAGCGCACGGCATAGACCGTGCCGCGCCGCAGGTCGCGGCAGCGCCAGGACGGCGCGAGATCGCGCGCCGCGATTTGCGCGCGGATGCGGATCACCACCGGCTGGCGGCCTTCCAGCCGCCCGGCGATCACCGTTTCGCCGCCGCGCAGCCGCACGAAGGCGGCGGGGCAGGTGAAGCGCTCGACGAAAGCGGTGGTCACGCCGCCCGCCCCGTCCGACGCTTCGCCGCGGGCGTCGAAGGCCACGCGCTCGGTAAGGTCACCGGCCGTCGGCCTCGCCATCGTCGGTTTTCCTCGTTGCTTTTGTGGCCTTGCCCGCCGCGATCGCCGCGGCGGCGCAGGCGCGCGTCACGTTGGCGACCGTCCCGGTCTTGAATGCCATCGTAACGCGGCCGTCGAATTGCGGCGGGTTCCAGTCGAAATCCGCCGCGAACCTAACCCACATCACAGCGTGACGCCGGGGTCCTGCACGTCGACGGTCAGCACCGTCGTCGACTTCGCCATGCCGATCATCACCGGGTCCATGCCGGACAGAAGATCGGCGACCGGGGCGATGCCGCCGGCCGTGCCGGACAGGTAATAGGCGACGCCAGCGATCATGGTCGCGCCGATGGTGATGTCGCCTGCGCGCTGCACCTGCAGCGGCTGGCCGGACGATGCGCCGTGCAGCGCGAGGCCGCGCACCTCGCGCGTGCCTGTGCCGTTGTTGTCGGCGAGCTTGTAGGTGCCGGTCGCCGAGTCGAGATAGACCGCCTGGCCGGCGGTGATGGTGGCGCCCGCCGTGCCGTTCTCGACGGTGGCGTTGCTGCCCTTGGCGACGGATGCGGCGGTAATGACGAGGTCGGGCATGATGGTTCCTCCTAGAGTCGGTTGAATCGATAGGGTGCGAGCAGACTTTCGACGCCGAATGGCAGCGGCGACAGCGGCGCGGCGGCGGCCTCGCGGTTCTGCACCCAGTTCGCCGCCAGCAGCAGGATCGCGGTGCGGATCGCCGCCGGCACATCGCTGCCGGCCACGCCATAGCCGGCGACGAATTGCACGCGGACCGGATCGGCGCGGTCGGAATACAGCGCCGGCGACGCGAAAGCATCGATCAGCCGCAGATAACCGCCGGTCTCGTCATGCAGCAGCGCGTAGTTCGAAGCCGGCAGCGTCTGCTCGGCATTGTTTTCGTCGGAATATTTCACCGACACGATCGACGAGATGTCGGGAAACGGCAGCCGCAGGCAGTTGCCGTACGGCCAGCCGTCGAAATCCTGCCGCCAGGTCTGCGCCACCAGGCATCGCCCGAGAATGCCGGCCCAGCCGTCGCAATGCGCCACGGCCGCATCGAGATGCGCCTGCAGCAGCGCGTTGTCGTCGTCATGCGTGACGGCGAGATGCGCCTTGAACTCGACAAGCGTTACCAGCGCCGCGGTCGGCGCGGTGACGAGGATAGGTTTCAGCATGGCGCGCTCCACGAAGGGAAGACCGGCGGCGCGAACGCCGCCGGCGATGTCATGATCAGGCCTGCGCCGCCTGCGGGCGGCGCGCCGGCGCACCCTTCAGGATCACGCCGGCGATCGGCGTGGCCGTGACGTGCGTACCGGAGAAATCGGCCTTCAGCTTGAGATAGCGCTTCCCGCCGATATAGCCGTACCGGTAGACTGCCGCGGCGGTGTGCGCCGCAACCAGAGATTTCACGATGCCGCCCGAGATGCCGGAGACGCCGAGCATGTCGGCGTCGGCGACGTTGCTGTAGCTCGAATCGTCGTCGGAATGCGTCAGCACGAACTCGATCTTGTTGGTGGCGTCGAACGTGATGCCGCCGACGCCGATGGCGAGCATGATTTCCGCGCCGTTGAAGCCCTGCAGATCGACCGCGGCGGGCGTGGTGTCGGCCGCGAGCGCCGCGGCGGCGATACCGACGGCGACGTTCATGGCGGAGTGGAGGTCTCTCATGGTCGTTTCCTCGATGGGGTTGAACAGCGGGCGGCGTCAGCGCCGCCCGCGGATTGCGGTCAGGATCAGGTCGAGCACTTCAGCAGCTTGATCGCCTCGAAATTCACTACGTCGCCGCCGACCCGTTTGGTCGTGTAGAACGAAACATACGGCTTGTTGGTGTAGGGATCGCGCAGCACGCGAACGCCGGAGCGATCGACGATCAGATAGCCGCGCTGAAAGTTGCCGAACGCCACGGGGAAAGCGTTGGCGGCCAGCGCCGGCATATTGTCGTCCGTCACCACCGGCTTGCCGAGGATCGTCGCCGGCATGTCGGGTCCGGTTGGCGGCGCCCACAGATAGTTGTTTTGGCCATCCTTGAACTTGCGGATATCCTTCATGACCGCGTCCGACGTGATCCACGTCGCGCCATTGCGATAGCCGGCCTTCAGCGCATAGTAGAGGTCGATGAACGCGTCGGCGGGAAGCGTCGCATGAAACGCCGCGGCGGCGCCGGTCACGACAAAGCCGAGCGATCCCCATGCGTAGCTGGCATTGGCGACCGTCGAATGGCCGAGAATGCCGCGCGGCTTGGCGACGCCGTCGCCAGTGATGAAGGCGGTGCCTTCTTCCTCGGCAAACTCGGCCGACACCTCGTCCGCCAGCCACTGCTCGATGTCGACGCGGCTGTCATCCAGCAGCGTCTGCGTCGCGTTCGGATTGGCGTAGATTTCCTTGGCGTTGATCGCGATTTCCGAAAGCGTCGGCGTACCGGTCGTCGGGCGGGCCGCCTTTTCCGAAACCCATCCCGAGGCCGTGCCCCCGAGATTGACGAGCTTCTTGTATTCCGGCGTGCCGATCGTCATCACGCGGGCGAGCCCGCGCATCGCCGACATCGTGCCAAGCACGCGGTCGATCGCCGCCTCCATGGTGTCAGGCACCAGAAAACCGCCGTCCGGATTGGACTGCGTTTCCATGGCGGCCTTGACCTCGAGGTCGCGCAGGCCGGCCTCCTCGCCCTTGCGGAAAAACCGGCCGAACGCCTGGGCGTGCGCCTTCTTTTCCGGGGAAAGGCCGGGTTTGTTGCCGCCGACGCGGGCCGACGCGATCAGCGCGTTGGTCTCGTCGATCGCCTTCTGCAGTTTGCCGATTTCGTCGTTGATGCGCGCGACCTTTTCGGTCTGCACCACGTCGGCGAACTTGGCCTTGATGCCGGCCAGTTCCTTTTCGTGCTCCGCCTTGAAGTCGGCGAAGGTCTTGTTGAGGTCCGCGAGCAGCGCCGCCACATTGGAGGCGTCGGCGCGCACGCGGGCGATGCCGCGGAAGCGGCCGGATTGTGCGTTCATGGTCCTGTCCTTCAGGATTTCAGGGTTGCGATCAGCCGGGAGAGTTCCCCGGCAATGGCGCCTGCATCGCGCGCGGCGGAGTTGCGGCCTGCATCGCGCGGGGCCGCGCCGATCATGTCCGCAAGCAATGCGGACCGGTCGTTTCGGGTCAGACCGGCTCGAGCGAGCGCGGCCTCGGTCTTGCGGCGGGCGG